CTACTTTCCAATTCTAACTTATCAGCATCTAAACTATCATACTCCTCTCTCTTTGAATTCAAGTCGTTTTCTTTTTGGGCTAATTCCGAAGTGAAGTCGGTCTTTCTGAAATTTCTGATAAGTGCATTAACATCTTTGATATCGTTGGTAGCAGTATCATACAGCTTATCAAATATATCAAGTCCCATAAACTGAGCCATCAAATCTTTCCTCTCCGATTGTGATTTATCAATGAATAGTGCATTGTTAGCTTGTAGTGATAGAGCAGTCATAACGAAATCCTCATATCTTCCCACATAGGTTTCAATGACCTGGTTTGTATCTCTACGTTCCGTTCCGTTTAGGGATTCCCTTCCGTTAATTCCTTCTCTCCAAAAGTCTACATCTACTTTAACGTTCTTACCCTTATTAATCGTTCTTCCCTCTCTACGGATACCATAAGTAACCCCATCAATTGAGAACTCTAATTGACAATGAAAATCAGCTTTGCGGTTATTCATAATTGCAGATGCTTTGTAAGCCCTACTACACTTATCGAACAAACAAAATGAGATTGCATCAAATAGAGATGATTTACCTTGTGCGTTTGGTGCGAATAAACCCATCAGTCCGTTTACCTTATTGAAGTTGATTATATTATTTTCTCCGTATGAGAACATATTACTGAAATCAAACTTTATAGGTTTCCAGCTTATGTTTCTTTGTAGTTCTGATGGTTGGATTCTACTATTAATGTCACGATTGATTTTCTCAATACCTAACAGGTCCTCTTTCGTTACGAATGGCATCATACGTTCTATATATTCACCTACTAATGAGTTTTGGTGGTTTATATCAGCTACACTATCTACTTCCAACCTTGCTTCTCTATCGTTGGTTTTCTTCTTATTGAATGTATCAGTTCTAATGATTGTAAAATCTTCCACACCATACTTTGCCGTAATATCTGCCATCATTCTTTTTGTATCAGCAGTATCGGTATTGGTTACCCTCACTCTTAAACGAGGATACAATGGCATATCAGTTACATCCGGCACAATACCACCATCAACATCCAAAGTGTAATAACCATAATCGTTTTTGATATCAACTTCTTCGTAAGTCATTGTATCTAAATCCCAAACTAAGAATCCGTGCTTATCTAATGTCTCACCAAAGTTTTGTTGTACCAATGAACCAGCATATACAACCTTACAACCCGATGGTGATATCATCTCTTGTCTTTTATGAATATCTCCTAATAGAGCTAAATCATATCCATCAAATATTTCAGTTGTGAAGTGTCTACTACTAACCACATACCCTACATCGGTTGTAGAGTTATCAACAGGTCCGTGAAACAATGCAATCTTCTTATTACCAAATAGAGTTTCAGCTTTAGGCCAATTATCTTTGTTATCAAATATACTGAATACTGCAAAATCAACATCACCAATCCCATAAACTTGCGTATCTCTTAAATAATGTAAGTTTGGCAATTTCAATGCATCAACGATTGGAGTAAGTACATCCATTCTGTCCGAATTGTTCATATTACAATCGTGATTACCAGCGATTACAATAGTAGGACATAGTTTGTTACATTCCGTAAACAACCAACTAATCTCACTCACTAATTCAGGACTCATTTCTAATTTAGCATGAGCGATATCTCCAGCTAAGTAGATAATAGAATCTTCCGTTCCTCTTTTTTGAATTTCTTCAAACATTGAGTAGAATACTTGTCTAAACTCTTTGTGTCTTTTAATGTTACGGATGTGTATATCCGCAATTCTCTTTAACCTCATATATTATTTAATTTGGATAGAACTAAGTCATCCCATCCAGTTTGTTTTGCTCCTTTTAATAATTCTCTAACTGCTTTAAATCCCATATCTCCAGCATCCTTTCCCTTTGGTATAATATTCTTTACATTGATACCATTCTTAATAAAGTAATCCGTATGCTTAACTGAATCTGATATTGCATCCGAATCTAATAGTATTGTTACATCCTTAACTCCTTTCTCAATAATTTTATTCTTTAATTTACTTAATAAGAATTTACCAAGCAAAGGAATGCAATTTCTCTTAACTGAAAAGGAATCAAACACACCTTCCACCAAAGTAATAGGTTCGTTCCAATTGATTTGATTATCAAACACAATTACATCTCTATTAACCGGAGGATTCTTATACTTCATTCGTTCTTCTTTGTAATATGAACGAGCCACAAAGTAATTTAAATCACCATTCTCATCATACGATGGAACAATAACTCTACCAAAGTAAAGTCCTTCCGAACAATACCCAATATTGTATTTAACGATATCAGCTTGTGTAATTCCTCTTTCTTTAAGGTAATTAATTGCCTGATTGTATTCTGGATTAAATCCTTTTGGTTTGAAATGAAGTTGTTTGAATTCTGATGGTAATTGTAGTTTTGCTACATACTCATCCTTCTCAACTAATGTATAGTCCTCCTCACCATAGATATCTTTCAACCTATTTAGGTCTCTTATATCCACATTAAGTTTACGAAGTAGTGATTGAATACTTCTACCCTTAGAATCACATACCCAACAATGCCATCTTTGATTATCTAAATTTACTTGAAGTTTTTTCTTATGGTGATTACAAAATGGACAATGATGAGCTTGTTCATTTCCTTTCAAAGATGAACCTACACCCAATGCGGTGTCTAAAATGTTAATGACCGTTAGTTTATTCTTCCCAGATAGCATATTTAGTATATTCTATACAAATATACAACTTTTTTGGGAATTATCCAAATTAATGATTGGAATTCTTTACATCATAAAGGAAGTCTGCTAAAAACTGCATTTTTGCTGCAATTGGAGCTTTTGGTTGGTTTGCTTCCAACATTCCTTTAAGGTCTATTAGGGATGCAGCTGCTATTTGAATTGCATCATCTTTTGCGTTTAAATACGCTTCGGAGATTCCGTACTTTTTTGCGATTTCAGGTATTGTCATAACTTTAATTTATAATATCCCTACGGAAAAACTTCCCCATAAGGTTTTCGTTTATTGCTTGGTCATTGGCAAGGACATCATAATGAAACTGCCATTTAATTTCGTAATATGATAAGGATTTCTTTGAGAAACAAAATTGAATAATTTCTCTTTCAAAATATTCAGCGTTTCCAGCCTTTACTTCCGATTTAATCCATTCGTTTGATGAATAGTATTTTTCCCAATCAGATGCTTTTTTTACAACCCTTCTACGAGTCTTTCCTTTAAGGGGTTTTAATCTTCGGGTTTGGGATAATGATTTCTTTCCTATGTAAAATCTATTAGTTCTAGTATCAATTATCTTATAGACAAATCCAACCGCACCTTCGGGTGTGGTTTCTTCTGTAACAATATTTCCATTAAATTTCCAACTCATTGATTATTTCTTAACTACCTTAGAATATTCTTTATCTCCAGGTGCGTATGTTGTAGGAACGAATCCAGTTGGTAGTTTACTAGCAGGCATAGCCCCAATAGTACCACCTCGTTTTTCGTTTAAAGATTTTTCAGTAAATATTGCTTTATCTCCTGTTTTTAAATCAATTTGGCCAAATGTGCCATCAGTTAATTTTGATGAATCAGAACCTCCTTTAGAATATGGAGTTTCATCTTTATCTTTAATGATAGTTTTGAATGCGCCTTTTGATGCGTTATATAAATCTTCTATTTTTGACATTTTTTTCTATTTTACTAATATAAATATAAAACTTTTTGGTTTAAGTATCAAAACGGACAATAAAGTTTATTGGATAGTCAGGTAATGATTTAATTGGTTGGGGTAATTTAGCTACAGCAACCATATTTAACTCATCATCATATAATCCAATTGTTGTAATATAAGGTGCTAAATAAGAACCAGTTGGGTCAACAGAACCACTATATAAGTAATCTGCAAATCCACCAACCTTTAACGGATTTATTGTAGAACGGATATTATGTAGTTTTATTCTACCAATACTCCCATCGTAATCAACAGCGGTTGGATTTTGAGATACATTAAATTCGTTTTCTAATACAGATAAAAATATTTCATTCTCAAATATTGTTTTAGTAGACCTAAAATTTAAAGTAAATTGAGATAAAACAGAACCACTAACTATATCTTTAGCAACTACTATCAATCCTCTATCGTAAAATATATTTCCTTTGATATTACTACCAGAATCAATAAGATTTGAATTTCCATCATCGGTATATATTCTACCCAATTGCTCATCTTCTAATACAACTGTACCTATTTTTATACCTTCACCATAATATCTTTGAGGTACTGAAAATACTGCTATATTATCTTCTAAAATTCTTTCATCTTTAGATGCATATGATTTTCGTAAACCTACTTCTGTTAAAATAGATGCTGTTGCTGCATTTGTGTAAAACTGGCTTCTTATAGATGCATGTATTACCTTCTTATTAAACCCTTGACTTTTAGAATCATATTCAGGATCTATAAAAGTACCATCACCATTTTCTCCAAAAATTGGAAAAATATCGTTTTCATCTAATGTCCATTCTTTAAAAACCTTAATAGGTCTTACAATAATATCAGAC